AGAAACAGATGCGGCCACCGCTGCCGAGCCGCAAGAAGAAGCAGCGACAAGCGAGCAACCGCTTGAAATCGATGACGCGCTCGATTCCATCTTCTCGAAAACCGAGGAGGAGGAGGAGGAGCAACCGACGGGCGATGATGAGCCGGATGATCCTGAGATGGTACAGGAGGAAGAGCCGGAATCCCAAAACTCGGAGGAGACGGAGGAGGACGAACCGCCTACGGGCGTGGACAAGCGAATTTCTCAGTTGGTGGCGCAGAAGAACAAATTGCGCGACAAACTCGATGACGCCGAGGAGCGGCTGGCCGCCCTGGAGCAGAAGAGGGAGGAGCCCGCGCCCAGGGAGTCGAGCCCATGGTCCAACAGCCTGTCCGGCATCACGGACGCCGCCGAACTGCAGAAGCGGGTCGATGGCGCCCACCAGATGAAGGACTGGGCACTGCGCAACCTTGATGGTGGCGAGGTGCCCGGCGAGGACGGGGAGACCCAGTACATCGACGCGGACCAGGTGCGCACAGCGCTTGCGAACGCGGAGAAGGTGCTGCGTGACGCCCCGCGCCAGGCGCAGGTTGTTGAAATCCGCCAGAACTCTCTGGCGGAGGCCGAGTCGAGCTATCCGTGGCTGAAGGACAAGAGTAGTGAGAACTACCAGGTCTTACAGAACGAGCTTGGCATCTGGGGCGACTTCAAGGTCCGCGACCTGCCCAACCTGGAGCTGGTCTTTGCCAACGCGCTCATGGGCGAGATGGCGAGGCAGAAAAAGACAGGAAAGGCGAAAACGGAGCCTGAGAAGGCGCCAGCGGTACCAAAGTCCACCACGAAGCCCCGCGCGAAGAGCTCGCGCCGGGATGTCTCCAAGGTGAAGCAGAATTACATGGACACCGGCGATGACCATGCGCTGGACACACTCATAGACACATTCATATAGAAAAGGAGGCCAAAGATGGCTGTATTACTAGAAAGAACGCAGGGAACCAAGCGCGAAGACTTGGCGGACCTGCTCTCGCGCATCGACATGAAGGGTACGCCCGCCACGTCGATGATCCCGAAGGGCAAGGAGCCCACCAACACGCTTTTCGAGTGGGTTGTTGACGATCACGAGGATCCGGCGTCTGCTGGCCACGTTGACGGCACCGACTTCACCGGCAGCGACTATGGCAACATGTCTGCGAACCGCACCAAGTGCGCGGGCCGCGTGCAGGTCTTCCAGAAGCCGTTCGGCGTCTCGCTGCTGGCCGAAGAGGTCTCGGACGTTGCCGGTCTCGGTCGCAAGGCCGAAATGCGCGAATCCATCAAGAAGGCGCTGGTGAGCGTGAAGCGCGGCATCGAGGCCCGCATCTGCGGCGAGTCCGACTCGCAGGCTGATGATGGCACGAACGCCTACCTCACCCGCGGGCTCTTCTCCTGGGTTGGCTACACTGGTGGCTCGGCGACTGCTGCTACCGACAATGCCGTACCGGCCATCGCTGCCACGCCCTCCAGCCACATCTGGGCGGGTGACATCGATGGCTCGACCTCGTTCGACGAATCCGACATCCAGGACATCCTGGAGGGCGTCTTCAACTCGACGGGCGGCAACAGCAACTTCCAGTTGCTCTGCGGAACCAAGCTGAAGCGCCGTTTCACGAACTTCGCGACCTACCAGCCCTCCCTGGACGGCTCTGTCGCGTTGCGCACCTACAACCAGGACAGCACCTCCAAGAAGATCGTGCAGACGGTTGATGTCTTCGTTGGCGACTTCGGACAGGTGGACCTCATACCCTCGCACTGGCTCCGACAGGACAACACCGGAACCAACGCATCGACCCGCCAGCAGAGCTCCGGCCTGCTGCTCGACACCAGCCTGCTGAAGCTGCGCTACAACAGCCTGCCGAGCTTCCATGAGGTCGAGGACCGTGGCGGAGGCCGCAAGGGCTTCATCCGGGCAATCCTGGGACTCCAGGTGACCAACCCCAAAGGTCTGGGTGCCATCGTGGACACTACGTCCGACTGATATGGCTAGCGACTTCGACCACGCGCTGGCCGAAGCGGCTGAACGCATGGGCATTTCCCGCGGGGACGTTGAGTCCCTGCGGGAAGATGTCCGGCGCCAGCACGCCGAGGGCCACAAGGAGCAACGCGAGATTGCGCGCCAGGGCCAGGAGGCCCGCCACGTCGAGGGCCTGGGGGAAAAGCGCCTCCAGGTGAGTTCGCAGCTATACATGGACGCGCAGCAGCGCTACGGTAGGGACTGCTGGAAGGATCCCGACTTCGTCAAGAAGGTCCAGCGCGACCACCCCGAGACCCGGGTGCATAGCCGCTCCGGCAAGACGATGGTGGGCTATGGGAGCTAGTGACGTATACGGACCGGGCACGCCGCTGCGCGAGACGGTCACCTACAAGAGCGTGCTGCACGGCATCGTGTACCGCATGCGCATGGACCCTGAGTTCAACCTGCCGGTCAACCTAGCCAACGCGCTCAACGAGTATATCAACACGGCGTCGCGATTTGCGTGGGACTACTACCCATGGCCCGACCTCATGGTCATCACGAAGATCACGGACGGCGACCTGACGGTCCCCGGGGATGTTTTTGGAGTCTACGCCAAGGATCCTACGCTGGTGAACAGCACGTCGCAGCCGCGCATCCCGCACCGCGACGTGGGCGCGAGCATTATTCTGCCAAAGAAGTACGACGAGGTGTGGATCGAATACCGGCGTCCGTTCATCCGCTACGAGGGAGCCACATGGTCTGCTGGCTCCTACACACAGAATACAAAAACCTACCATGAAGATACGGGCGACTACTACATGGCTCTTGAGGCAACTTCAGGGACTCCTGGTGCTTCTACTGACTGGGGCCGAATATATTTTCCAGCTATTGTCGCAGAGTACGTCAAAGCTGCTGCGACTGCTGAGGCGCTGAGGGAGACCGGCCAATACGAGCAGGCCGAGATCCAGCGCAGGGACGCGGTGGCGCTCCTGAACCAGAAGATCGACAAACTTGAACTGCAAAGCGGGCAGGTGCGCACGTACAGTGCGGCGCTGCCGACGAGGGTATGAGCGAAGATATTTCAGAAGAGCAGATCGCCGACCTGGTCACGGAGATGGAGGATGTCATCGCCGACGCGGCCCATTACCTGGAGGGCGTGGAGGACGCGGCCAGAGTGCGGTACGCGCAATGGGAGGGCCAGAGCGATGACGGGCGCAAGCACTCCTCCCAGTTGAACGAGCTACCCTTCCCCTGGGAGGGCTGTAGCGATGACCGTGTGCGCCTGGCCGACACGATCATTTCCGAGGATGTGCGCTTAATGAAACTGGCATGGACCCGCAGCCGCATCAAGGCGGTGGGCATCGAGTCCGGCGACGTAAAAGCCGCGGCGCGCGTGACCACCCTATTGAAGTGGCTTTTCAAGAGCCGCCTCAACGTGCAGGCCCGCCGGGAGATCGAGCTGGCCGCCAACTGGCGCCAGACCTACGGCATGGCCATCATGGGAGTATTCTGGGACCAGGAGACGCGCACCGAGGAGGTAACGATCACCCTGGAGGAAATCACCCAGCTCGCGGAGCAGATTCCTGAGCTGGCGGATGCCGTCCGCACGATCCAGGATCCGCTCCTGGAGCTGGAGGCCACGGCGGGCATCGCCATGGCGCTGGGCATCGAGGAGACCGAGGCGCGCAAGATTGTAACCGCCCTGCGCGAAAAGGGCGTGGCGAGCTACGACCGCCCCTACATCTACAAGAACGAGCCGAAGCTGGAGGCGCTCAAGCCGTTCCACGATATTTTCTTCCCCATTTCAACGTACAGCCTGCAGGACGCGACAACCGTCTACCGCCGGGTGACGCTTACCGAGGTGCAGCTCCGCGACAAGGTGCTGACTGAGGGGTGGGACGAGGATTTTGTAGAGGAAATCATCGAAAAGCACGAAGGTCGCGCCAGCCAGACAGTTATGACCGACGCACTAGTAGGCGCGGTGGAGCGTCCGCTTTCCGAGCGAAACTGGTATTTCAGCGAGGACAAGGATATTTACGAATGCTACTACGCTTACACGCGCGAGACCAGTGACAAGGGCGCTATAGAGTGCTACTGCACGGTGCTGCACCCGGGGATACGGGACCGCGTGGCCAAGCGCGAGGCGATGCCATACACGCACGGCGAGATGCCATTCGTGGAGATGCCGCGCGAGCGCCCGGAGCGCTGCCTGGTGGAGACGCGCGGGGTGCCGGAGATTTGCAAGACCTGGCAGAGCGCCAAGAAACTTTGCCGCGACTACCGGCAGGACCGGGCGTCCATCAGCATTTTACCCCCGGTGAAGGTGCCCCTGAGCCGGGCCACCCAGACTTTGACCTTCGGCCCGGCGGTGCAGATTCCAGAACGTCGCCCTGGGGAGATCCAGTTCATGGCGCCGCCTCCCGGCGACAACGGCATCGACATGGTGGAGGAGCTCATCGAGAAGGATGTGCAGGAGGCATTCCGCTCCCCTCTTTACCAGCAAGATCTTACGAGCTCATGGTTGTCGGACTTAACAGCAGTCGCTCAACAGGTGCTGGCCCTTTGCC